AATCCTGGTCGATCTAAAAAGCTTAATGATTTCAATGGCCTTGCTCGGTGACTGTTCGTAAACCAGCCATTATACGAACAGTCTAGATCGATCGATCGCATGCGACTCGATCGCATGCGAGATAATCACCCCCCGGCGGCGGCGCGCGCCGCGCGCCTGCGGAAACGCAATGCTGCGTGGCAAATTTTTTATTTCTGGTGGTTTGTTACGACGTCAGCCATTCAACCAGTTTCCACATCGCAATGAACCAGACGATCGTAACCACCGCCGCGATCACCCACTGCAGTTGATTGTCATTCAACGGCGTCATCATCGAATGCATCGATGAATGCATGCACCCATGCATCATCAACCCACACGCCGGTCTTGCCGCTGGCTACGCCAGCGGCGCGCATCGCCTTCTGTACCCGGTCAGCCGCCGGCGGCAAATCTTCGTAAGGCTCTTCTTCAATCAACACGATGGCGCTGCGCTCCAGCTTCGAAGCCGAAGAGTGAACCAGATGCGGCGCCGTCATCTGGTCGATGTCAGCGCGCGCCGCCGACATCTCGCATACACTGTCATCGATCACGGTGAATGATCGCCCGGCCTGACGCACAACGATCCGCCCCGCCTCGGTGATGGCAAGCCGCCCCCAGTCGGAGGTGGCATAGCCCATTGCGATCAGCTCGCGCGCGATCGTGTGCGTGGTGTTGAACGCCACGCCGCGGTCCAGCCCCTGCAGCGCGGCGAGATGTTCCGCCGCCAGCGGCTTCCTTTCTGGTGCGTCAGGTGCCATAAATCATCCTCGCCTGTGTTGGCCTTCGGCAGGCCGGGTTGAAAGATAGCATATGGCTGGCCTCAAACCTCCGACCCAACAGGTGAGCTTTGCCGACATCGCCCGCAACAACCCGCGCGGGCCGTTTCCCGGCGATCGCCTGGACGCCCAGATCCAGAACCTGATCGAGGCGATCAGATCTACGCAAGCCGCGCTGAAGGACATCCGCGCCGATGACGGCAAGTTAAAAGCCAACAGTGTGGGCCAGGGCCAGCTCGCCACCGAACTCAAGCACACCCGCGAAGAAATCGACAGCGTTGAGGCGCGCATTACCCGCAGCGCCGAGCTGGCCCAGCAGGCCGCGTCCCGGATCGTCACCACGGTGCGCGAGGCCTCGGGCTTTGCCCGTGACGCCGAGAGCGCCGCCGTCAGCGCCGCCCAGTTCCTGACCGCGGTCAACGCCGCCAACGAGCTGATCGAAAGCAACACCCACAAGGCGATCAACGCCACCGAGACGGTGGACACCTGGGCGACCGACTCGGAGAACTGGGCCAGCTATTCCCAGGCCCACGCCGAGGTCGCAGAAACAAATCAGGAGCAGGCCGCCGCCTGGGCGGAATATCTGGCCGGACCCGTGGTCAACCCCGCCGAGGCGCCGGCATATATCCAGTCCACGCCCTGGGGCCACGGGCTTTATTATCAGCCCGTCGAAGGCGGCCTCGCGGGATTATGGTCCGCCAAGTGGTGGGCGCTGCAGGCGATGCAGTATGTCGGCAACTGGAATTTCTATTACCTGGGCGCCTGGGCCGAGCCGCCGTTTCCCGGCTCAACCAATCCCGAAACCGGCGTCACCACGCCGAACCCGCTCGCGCCAGAAAGCTTTTACTACAACACCGAGAACGGCCAGCTCTACATCTGGGACGGCACGCAATGGGAATCGCCGATCAGCCTGTCGCCGGCCTATCAGGATAATTTCGTCTATATCGCCACCGCCGGCCAGACCGTCTTCACCGGCCCCGACCGCGACGGCAAGATCCCGATCGTGACCGACAACCCGTCGGACGTGCATCTCAACGGCATCCGCCTGGTGCCGGTCACCGATTACACGATCGACCAGCCGACATCTTCGCTGCATCTCACCGTAGGCGCTACCGCCGGCTCGATCGTGCAGTGGGATCTGCTGGTCGAAACCAGTCAGCTCGCACCCGGCGCCATCAGCGTGTTCAAGATCCAGATGTCGCCGGTGCCCGACGGCGTCAACCGCGTTTTCAGCATGAGCTATTCCAACCCGACGCTGGGACAGCAGCCGACCGCCGCCAACAACGTCGCCGAGATCAACATCTCGCTCGACGGCATCGTGCAGGAGCCGAGCGTGGATTTCTCGGTGTCCAATGGTCATACGCTGACCATGTCCGAGGCGCCGCTGCTCAACTCCCGCTTCTGGGGCACCTGGCACGCCAGCGATCTGATCGTGGCGACACGGCAGGCCGGCCCATGAGCCAGAATGTCCGGGTAGCGCTGTGGATTCCGACCACCGACGACGCCGACCCGGATGAGGTGATCTCGGTCACCGGGATCTCCGGCGCGGGCAAGGTGATCCCGACCGCGTTCTCGCTCGCCGAGGGCACGCCGGGACCGCCGGGACCGCAAGGCGTGCCGGGCGCTACCGGGCCGAAAGGCGACCCCGGACTGAACGGCGCCCCCGGCCCGCAAGGCATTCAGGGGCCGCAGGGCGTCAAGGGCGATAAAGGCGACAAGGGCGACACGGGTAACACCGGCCCGACCGGCGCCACCGGCCCGCAGGGACTGCAAGGCCTCACCGGACCTGTCGGACCGCGGGGACCGGAAGGCCAACAGGAAATCTACGAACAGCCCAACGACCCCGGCAGCGTCGAGATCGGCGCGCTCTGGATCGACACCGACGAGGAAGCGCCTTCGGGCGGCGGCGGCGGCGGCGGCAGCGGCATCCTGTTCAGCAGCGGCGTCCTGCTGGATAGCGGGCCGCCTACCACCGACATCGGTAACCCCGGCGATGTCTACATCGACACGGAGACGGGCATCTTCTACGGCCCGCGGAAGGGGGTAAGCTCCGTCAGCGTGTTCGACGGCTCGCTGCCCAATACGTTCACCGGCCTCGGGAATAACTACGAGGTCGGCACGGTCTTCACGGCTACCAAGACCGGCTATATTTTAGGGGTTCACTGGTATCGCCAGACCAGCGAGAACACCCGCACCAGCCGCAACATCACGATGTGGGGCAGCACCGGGACCAACCTCCACCGGGAACTGATCGGCGGCGAGCCGACCGATACCTCGCAGTGGATCAACAAGATATTCACCACGCCGCAGCCCGTGACGGCGGGCACGACGTATGTCGTCTCTTTCGATTGCGTCAGCGAGGGTGTCGCCCACTCGCTCAGTTTCCATACGGCGGTGCGCAGCACCCCGGATTTCAGCTTTCCGCCCAACGCGGGCACCTACTCCCCGACACCCGGAGCTTTTCCCGGCAGCAACACGACTAACGGCTACTACATCGAGCCGATATTCTCGCTGACGGCGACGGCGGAAGAAGGCTGGCCCGAAGCCGTCGATATGATGACGCAAGCGGAAGGGTGGAAACGCTGGTCCGGGACGCAGGCGGCCTATGACGCGCTGACGCCGAAGGATGCGAACACGCTCTATGTGGTGGTGGGATGACCCTGCTGAACGAAGCAGATGCTGTCTACGTCGGCGATCTGGAAGCCGACAGGGTCTACGCGGGCGCGAGCCTCGTCTGGGAAAAGACCGGCGGCGCGTGGCTGCCGACCGCGCTTGCGGGCCTCACCGTCTGGCTCGACGCCTCGCAACTGGCGCTCGCCGACGGTGCTGCGGTGACATCGTGGCCCGACCTGAGTGGACAGCACAATGACGGAGCCATCGTCGGCACGCCGCTGCCCGTGGTTCGTGCCAACGCCTTGAACGGCAAGGCGGTGGTTCGCACCAAGATCAACGAGGGCCGGGTGCGCGGCAATACCGGCATACAGCTGAGTGGCTTACCCGCGCCGGGTTATAATTACACCATCATCTACGTCTCGCGCATGGTGACAGGCGGCGGCAGGGTGTTTGCCGGGGCCTATCCTGAATACACCAACTTCCTCGTCGGCTACCACCAGACCAACTACGACGTGGCCTATGACGGGGCTTTTCGTGGTTCGGTCGTAGCTATTCCATCGTGGCCGACACCGTGGCGCATGTACACTTACACTGCCTCGCACGATGGCACCATTTATGAGTGGGTATTCAACGTCGATGGCGTCTTGAAGGACACCGGCATCGGCTCCGGGGCAGGTTTGCACAACCGCTATCATCTGTCGGGCTATTCGCAAACCGGCGTTGAGGAAACCTGCGACAGCGAAGTCGCCGAGGTGCTGATTTACAATCGCCGCCTCGCCGACGCCGAGCGCATTCAGGCCGAGGGCTACCTCCGCACCAAGTGGGGGCTGTGATGGCGCATCCCGTCCGCGTTCGCACCTCCGGCGGCTGGCAGGATCTGGCCCTGGTCGGGCCGCCCGGCCCCACCGGCCCGACCGGCCTTCAAGGCGCCAAGGGCGACACGGGTGCTACCGGCGCCGCGGGCACGCCGGGTGCCACCGGCCCACAGGGACCGCAGGGTATTCAAGGCCTGGTCGGCCCCGCCGGCGCCACCGGCAACACCGGGGCTACCGGGCCGGCCGGCGCCACCGGCGCCAAGGGCGATACCGGCCTGACCGGCGCGCAGGGGCCGCAGGGCGTCAAGGGTGACCCCGGCCTGACCGGCCCGCAAGGCATCCAGGGCGTGCCGGGACCGACCGGCGCGACCGGCGCGGAGGGACCGCGCGGCATTCAGGGATTCACCGGCGAAACCGGCCCGCAGGGGCCGAAGGGCGACACCGGCCTGCAAGGCCCGCCCGGCACCAACGGCACCAACGGCGCAGCCGGCGCCACCGGACCTGCAGGGCCGCAGGGCATCACCGGCGCGCCCGGCGCCGACGGCAAGGACGGCGCGCCCGGCGCGATCGGGCCGCAGGGGGCCATCGGCCCCGTGGGGCCGAAAGGCGATCAGGGCGACCCAGGACCGACAGGAGCCACCGGCGCGCAGGGGCCGCAGGGCATTCAGGGCATTCCGGGGGTTACTTTCCCTGATGCGCCGAACGACGGCCAGCAATACGCCAGGCAGTCGCTGGCTTGGTCTGTGGTAAACAGCATGCCGCAAGTCATCGACGGCGGCGTTTTTGGTGTGTTGATGTAACGAGGAAACGAATATGGCGCAGCACTACGAAGTCCTGGAGGGCAAGACCCTCGTCATTCAGGGTCCGGCCAACATCATCGTCAAGACCGGCAGCATACCGCTGGTCGGCGCTCCCGGCGAAAACGTCGAACCGCCGGTGCTGGCCAGCATCGCGCCCGACACCGCTGTCATCACCGACCCGGATTTCACGCTGACCGCTACCGGCAACGATTTTCTTGCCGAAAGCGTCATCGCGCTGGACGGTACTGACGCGCCAACCACCTTTGTTGACGAATCCACGCTGACGACAACGATTTCGCCGGCACTTTTCGCCGCTGGAGATGTTGCTGTAACGGTCAGGACTGGCCCTTCTGTGTCTGCAAGCCAGACTTTGACGTTTACGGACGTCGCCCGCGAGGGCGGGACTAAAAAGCGGAGGAGTTGATGTCCAGGAAGCCGAAAAAGGGCAAAAAGCCCGAAAAACCGGGTAAAAAACCGGCTAAAGCGGCTTCCAAGGTCAAGAAATCCACCGTGAAACGCTCACAACCGAAAAAGAGGGCTAAAACCATGGCTGGATCAGACAAAACGCCGAATCAGCGCGAAGACGAGCGAAAAGCAGCGGCAAAGAAGCCGGAAAACACGGCTACCGACCCCGCTTCCGCCAAAACCGCCAATCCGCGCGATGGCGAGCGCGCCTCCGAAATCAATCCCGACAAGCCGCTGACGCCCTCCGGCGAGCCGGCTGGCGCCTTTATCGACCAGCAAGACCCGATGGGCACGCCGGCCAATTCGCCGCTGTCGCCGACCGAGGCGATGCGCCAGGCGCAGGGCGACGAAATCGACCTGCGCGGCTCGCCCGGCGCCGCCGGCGAGTACGTCCCGGTGTCAGGGCCAGGTAACAACGACACCAACGACATGACGCATGAACACGGGGAAGGCGCGCGCGCCGACCCGCCGCCGATCTACACCGAAGCCGAGGAAGAAGACGCCGACAAGCCAGGCGTCAAACGCAAGAAGTGAACAACGGCAAAGTAGTTATATTTCTTTCCTTACTCGCGCTGGTGATGTTGTTCACCGCGCTATGGGCGCTGTCATGACCGATCCAGTACGGCCAAATCGTCTGACCAACCCGAACGACTTCACGGGTCCGCGTAACGTGCTCAACGAGCTGTACGCCACCGCCGACGCGGCCAATGCGATCGCCGCGGAGAAGACCGAGTACGATACCAACTTCCCGCCGGTGGTCCTGCCGGAAGGCACCGTCGCGCCACCCTATGTGCTGGCCGACGTGCCGCCGCCAGTGCCGCCGGCGAATCGACCAATGCCAGATCCGGTGCAGGGGCCTATTTCCCCCGGCCAGCCGGTGTTGTACGCTGAACCGCATGTAGTCGACGTCCAGATCCGCGATCGGATCAAGCGTGGTTACTACAAACGCGATTGATTGAGGGCTTGAGATGACCAGCCAATATCGTCACCGCCGCACTTCGGTTGCGACGGTAGCTTTCCCTGTCATTGAGCCAGGCGAGATCGCGGTCAACACCGCCAACCGCCAGATCGCCGTTGGCGATGCCGCCGGCGGCACCACCGGCACGCCGAAGCTGCTGATCGCGATCCGTTATTTCGATACGACCGCGCAGTACGCCACCAACGATTTCGTCGTTAACGGCACTTCCTTGTTCCGCGCCAAGAACGCCACCGGCCCCGGCGCCTTCGTCCCCGCCGACTGGGCCATGATGGTTGGCACCATCGACCCGCAATACGTCGCCAAAGCCGGCGACGTTATGACCGGCGCGTTGTCACTGCCAGCTGCGGCCCCGACCGCCGGCGTTCACGCCACCAATAAGACCTACGTCGACACGCTGATTGCGCTGAAATCGAGCGTGATCGTCTCCGACGTCAAGCCGGCGCCGGATCCGATCGACTCCACGCTGTGGTACTGCACGCTCGATGGCCAGCTCTATATTCGCTATAACGACGGCAACTCGACCACCTGGGTGATCGCCGCCCCGCAGCCGGATGCGTCGAACTACACCAACATGATCGGCTCCGCGATCGCCGCCGCCGCGGTGCGCTACGACGTGGCGCAAACGCTGACCGACCCGCAGAAGAGCCAGGCGCGGCAGAATATCGCCGCAGCACCCTTCGACGCGATGGCGTATTCGGGAATTCAGGTCAACGGCGATGCCTGCGTCAGCCAGGAGAACGGCGCCACCTCTATCTACGGCGGCCCCGGCGGCACGGCGGTCGCAAAGTACATCGCAGATGGCTGGCGGATAGATAGCATTGGCGCGCAAAGCATTTCGTGGGCGGCGGACCCGACGCTGACGGCGGCACTGCCGTCCACGCAGCCTCCGGGCTATATCAATGCCGTCTCGGTGTGGCTTAATGTCTATAATCCTTCTCCCGGCGCTAATGATTATCTCTTCATTACCCAATTCCTGGAAGGGTACCGGGCGGCGCGACTGGCGTGGGGCAAAGCGAATGCGCAGCCAATCTCGATAGGCTTCTGGGTTGCGACCCTGGTACCGGGGGTTTATTCAGGCGCGGTACGCCACTCCAACAACTCCCGTTCGTATGTGTTCAATTTCACGGTCAACGCATCGCGTGCATGGGAATGGAAAACCATCACGATCCCCGGCGACACTGCGGGCACCCCGGATACCGGGGCAGGTGTCGGTATCTCCATAAACTTTACGATGATGTGCGGAAGCTCCTTCAAGATAGCGGCGGGGGCTTGGACAGCCGCTAACGCGCTCGGCTCCACCACCACCATCAATGGCGTCACCAGCGATAATAGGATGAGCATCAGCGGTTTGATCGTGTTGCCCGGCATCGAGCTGCCGGCCGCGGCCAAAGCGCCGCTGGTGATGCGGCCCTACGATCAGGAATTGATAATATGCAAACGGTACTATCAGAAGATTATAAACCCACCGGGGACAGCTATCTCGAATGGCAGTGCCGGGGTTTATGACTGGGGTTTTCCCTTCCCTGTCGAGATGCGAGCATCCCCTTCAGCGTCGATCCTCGGGACTGTAGGTTTCACCACTGACGTACAGGCTTTTAACGTGCTCGCCGTGATTTCCAATAAAAGCAATTCAACGGCTTGGATCGTTGATGTCAGCACAGATCAGGCTGTACCTACAGGAAAGACAGCGGCTGCTGTAAGCAATCCGGCCAGCGGCGTAATCGTGAATGCGAGGTTCTGATGGCCGAATATACACTCACTGCAAGCGAAGAACCCTGCAGCGTCATCCGTACTGAAGACGGCGCCTGCATTCCGCCCGACATGGCCAACCGCGACTATAACGGCGATACGATGCGCCCTGGCTACGTCCAGTGGAAGCAGGCCGGCGGCGTGCCCGATCCCTATGTGCCGCCGGAGCCGATGCCACCCGAACCGACGCCAGGCCAGGAGATCGCATTCGAGCATGAGAACCGCATCCTGGCGCTGGAAGGCCTGCCGCCGATAAGCGTGGCGGACTTCGTTGCCAAGACGCGCGGCGAGGCGCCGGCGCAGCGCAAGGTGCTGCCGAAGCGGAAGGGATAACGACCATGGCTGCGCTCGACTTCCCGGCTTCGCCACTCATCGGCGACAAGTACCCGGTGCCGGCCGTTGTCGGCCAGCCGCAATACACTTTTGACGGCGTCAAGTGGACCACCGTCGGTGCCCAGGTTACCACAGCCGCGCCCGCGAGCGCGCTGCCGCTGATGGACCAGCTTACCGCGCTGGTCGGTACGACGACTAAATATGCGCGCGAGGACCACGTCCACCCGATCAACACCTCGCTGCTGGTCAAGAAAAACTACATCATCAACGGCGCGATGCAGATCAGCCAGGAGAACGGCACGTTGCCGTTGGGGGCCGTCGGGCAGCACCCGGCAGACATGTTCATGTACACCGGGGTTAATACGGCCGCTGGCGTGGCGTTTGGGCAGGTTCAGGCGGGGACACCAGGCGGTTCGTCCCATCGCATCAGGCTTACGGTAGCCTACACAGTTGACGCCACACAGGACGCCGGGGATTTCGCGGCCTTCCAGACCGCTATCGAGGGCAATCGCTACATCGCTTTATGGCAACCAGTGCCGAAACAGATAACGCTGCGGTTCGGCGTCAAGGCCCCGGCGGGTACCTATTGCGTGGCGTTCCGCAACTTCAACACCACGCGCTCATACGTTGCCGAGTACACCATCGCCGCTGGTGAAGCCAATACCGACGTGGTCAAGACGATAACGCTTACGGCGGATAGCGGCACGAACAACTGGGATTTCGGGATTGCTACCGGCGTCTTTATCACCTGGGCGTTCATGTGCGGCTCGACCTACCGCACGACGCCGGGCGCGTGGACCACGGGCAACTTCATGGGCAGCGCCAACCAGACCAACTTCATGGGCACGCTCAACAACGTCTTCGAACTGTTCGACGTCTCCCTCACCGAAGGCACCGTCGCGCCGCCGTTCGTGGTGCCGGATTACGTCAGCGAGCTGGCGTTGTGCCAGCGGTATTATTTCAAGCGCCTTAGCGGGCTGTATGGCTACGTTCCGAATGTTGGCGGGTTCGCTATAGACGCCATCTATTTCCCGGTGACCATGCGTACTAATCCGACGTTACTTGCTACTGGTGGTACTGCGTTAAGCAGTAACGGCGTCATTACTTTTGACAGCCACACTCCCGCAAGCGCGAGAATGTACACCACCTCGACTGCGGCAGGTGCTATCGGCGTTGAAAACTTTACGATGACCGGAAGTGCGAGGCTTTGATGGCGTTGGTGCCGAAATGATACCGATGCTGGTGCTGATCATACTCCACAGCGGCTCCGGCACGCCGCTGGAGTTGAACCCGGCACTGGTGACGAACCTCCGAAACCCGGAGCCGGCGAACAGTGGCGTGTTTGCCAAGGGCGTGCGGTGCCAGGTCAATATGGTTGACGGCCGGTTCGTTACGGTGACAGAAACCTGTGCGGAAGTTCGTAAACTGATGGAGACGGCAAAGTAGGAGGCCCGCTATGTGGAAGGCCCTGCTGATCGCGCTGCCGCTGGGCGGCTGTCTCACCCTCGATGAGCAGCGCCGGATCGATGATACCTATCAGTTCCGCTTCTACTCCAGATCTGAAGTAGACGCCCTCAACGCCAGGTCGGAGTGCCGGCTCTTAGCCCGCAACCTGGTGCAAATTGCACGCTGCGACGGGAGGTAGCCATGCTGACCTCGGTAATCACGTTCCTGATCTGGATCTGCGTTTTAGCGATCGTCATCTACCTCGTCATCTACGTCCTGCGCGACGTGATCGGCCTCCCGATTCCGCCCAAGGTGATCCAGCTGATCTGGGTCATTGTGGCGCTGATCGCCATTCTGTGGTTGGTTCAGATGGTACTGGGCGGAAGCGGGGGCTTCAAACTAGGGAGACTAACGTAATGCCAAAGAAATCAGGCGGCAAAGGCCCCGCCGCCGTCGGCAAGCCGGTCAAGCCATCTGCTGCCGTGCAAAGCGCGCGGCAGGGCAAGCCGCCGAAGGGCGGCAAGAAGAAGTGATGGCCGATGGCCGACCCGGTTGCAGACGACACGGCAAGGCTGCCATTCGGCGTCGGCAGTCCGGCTGAAGCTGCCGGGCAGCCGAGCGGCCTCGGCGACTTGCTCGGCGCAATATATCAAGGCGTCGGGCACCTGGCGAAGTCCGCGCTGGGCGCCTCAGAGGAGATGCGGGCAGGCGGCGCCTATAATCCCAAGCCCGGTGTCGAGTCCGCGTTGACCGCGATGGGCGGCCCGCTGGTCGGCGTCGGCCGCGCCGCCGGCGAGGCCGTGCTGGGGTCGGGACCGATCATCCGCCGCGCCGATCCGATTCCAGCCTTTCATTCGTCGCGCCACGATTTCGATAGTTTCCAGGATGTCGGCCGAACCGGCGAGGGCAACCGCGCCTTCGGCGAGGGCGCCTACTTCGCCGAGAACCCGGCGGTCAGCGGGCAGGGCGGCTATTACTGGGACAAGTTCCGCAGGGACATGCCTTTCCGGGAAAACATGCTGGCAAAGCGGCTTAAGGCCAACGACTTCGATCGCGCGGAGACCGCCGCGTGGACCCAGGAATATCTGGACAACATGATTCAGGCCCGGCCGCACTACGTCGAGCAGGGCAAGATGGATGTCTACGAGAAGATGTTTGCGCAGTATAATGAGGCGCTGGCGAAGCTGCGCGACCCCGGCGCCCAGATCGGCCCGCGGACCTACGAGGTCGCCATCCACGCCAACCCCAATGACATGCTGCAATGGCATAAGACGCTGGACCAGCAGCCGCAACTGCTGGATCGGTTGCACCCCGACGTAAAGGCGGCACTGGATGACGTTGCCGACCAGCGCGGCTTCAACGGGCCAACGGATGCGCCGGAAGCATACACGGGTGAACAGCTCTACAAGATGCTGAAGAATTCCGACGTCCATGAATCGCTGCCGGCCGAGCTGCCGGGGTCGAGCTGGTTCACCGGCCGCACCAACGAAGCCAAGCACACGGCGGCCTATCTGGAGAGCCTTGGCGTGCCCGGCATCAAGTATCTGGACGAGTTCTCGCGGCCGGGCCGGATCGCGCCGGGAGTGACGCCGACCAACAATATCGTTGTCTTCCCTGGCCAACTCAGCAATGTCGAGGTCTTGAAGAAATATGCCGTTCCGGCCGCGCCGGGCCTCGGCACCGGTCTTGCCGCCAGTATGATGTCACAACCCGCACCCCAGGAGCAGAGGACGTAATCATGGCTAAAATGGTTAAAGCCCCGACCGTCAACATCAAGCCGCCGCCCGGCATCAAGGCGCCGCCGCCGAACTTCTCCAAGACCCAGGACACGTTCAGCCACCACACCTCGCCGAACAAAGGCCCGCAGGCGGTGGACCAGAGCGTCAACGCTGTATCGTCCGCGCCGAGGGCCAAGATCCGCACCCTGCCGGACGCGCCGCAGGCCAAGTACAAGCATGACGACTGAAAGGGAGCGGCAGCTCAAACTGCTGCGGCGCAAGCGCGCCATCCTCACCGCGCGTGAGGATCTGATCGCGTTCACGCAGCTGATGATGCCGGACCCTAATTACGACGATGACGTCACCAAGTCACTGTACCTGCCGCAACAGTTCCATCGTGTTATCGGCCGTTCCCTGGAGGAGGTCGAGCGCGGCGATTATCGGAGGTTGATGATCAATGTGGGGCCACGGTTTGGCAAGACTACCCTTGCTAGCGCGATGTTTCCTGCTTGGTATATCGGTCGACATCCCGAGCGATCGATCATCGTCGCCACCTACAACGAACACTACAGCTGGGATCTGGGGCGCCGGGTACGGGATATTATGGCTACCCCGGAGTATGCTCAGGTGTTTCCGGCGGTGGAGATCAAGGTAGGCGCCAGTGCAGTCAACCGCGTCCAGACTACGCGAGATGGTGTGGTATTTTCGGTCGGGCGAGGCTCCTCCATCACTGGTCGGGGCGGTCATTGCATCCTTCTGGATGACCCGATCAAGGATCGAACGGAGGCGGATTCGATGCTGGTGCGGGAGAAGCTGTGGACCTGGTACAACCAGGTGCTCCGCACACGGCTCATGGACTCCACCGGGACGATTGTTATCGTTCAGACGCGATGGACCGAGGACGATCTCGTCGGCCGACTGATCGACCCGATGAACCCGTACTACAACCCGGAAGAAGCCAAGGGCTGGCGTAAAATTGATTTACCCGCCCTGGCTGAAGACAACGACATCCTCGGCCGCCAACCTGGTGAACCTCTTTGGCCGGAGCGGTTCACCAAGGAATATCTGGAAGAGATCCGCGCCACCGACCCCCGCGGCTTCTCAGCCCTGTATCAAGGCAAGCCATCGCCGCAGGGCGGCGCGTTCTTCCAGTCAACCGACCTCGTCGCCTACAACAAGATGGACGACATGCCGTCCTGGCAGAAGATGCGGTTCTACGGCGCCAGCGACCACGCGGTGTCGACCGATCGTGTGGCCGACAAGACCTGTCTCATGGTGGTCGGCGTGGACGAGAAGGACAACATCTGGATCATGCCGGACGTGGTCTGGGCCAAGCTCGACAGCCACGCCGCGATCGAGGGCATGATCGCCTTGATGAAGAAGTACAAGCCGCAGTTCTGGTGGGCGGAAGGCGGCGCCATCACCAAGAGCCTCGGACCTTTCCTGCGCAAGCGGATGATCGAGAAGCAGGTGTTCTGCGCCATCGATCCGATCAACCCTGCCGCGGACAAGCAGCAGCGCGCGCAATCCATTCAGGCCCGCTGCTCGATGAAGATGGTGCATTTCCCGGCTTTCACCCGCTGGTGGGCCGACGCCCAGGACCAGATCCTGAAGTTTCCGCACGGCTCCAAGGACGATTTTGTCGACGCGCTTGCGCTAATTGGTCTAGGACTAGCCAAGATGCATGGCCGGACCCGGAACAGGCCGCCGGAGCCGGACATCCAGGAAGGCTCGTTCGCTGAGATGTTTCAGCAGACCCGCCGCCGCGAAGGCCAGAGCCGCCGGGCCAGGAGTTTGCAAGGATGGTAGACACCTTCGACAACTCCACGATGGGGATGTTCACCGGCGAAAGCCCGGACACCAACAGCGCCGCCGACATCAATTCCTCGACCGGCCGGCCCAACCTTATTCCTCGCAACCAGCCCGAGCCGCCGCAGCGGCGGCACCGGCTGGTCAGTTCCTGGACCGACAAGGTCAAGAAGGCCAAGCGGTTCTGGAAGCCCTCATTCGATCGCATGCGGGAAGATCAGGAGTTCGCATTTGGCAAGCAGTGGTCCAAAGACGCATCAGATCGCCGCTACGTCGCGAACCTCACGCTACGTCTGGTGGCTCAGAAGACGGCCTTCCTCTACGCCAAGAATCCCAAGGCCGTGGCCAAGAAGCGGCCCCGTCTTAACGCCACATCCTGGGACGAAAGCCAGACCACGCTGAACCAGCTGATGCAGTCCGGCGCCATGATGATGCAGCAGGCCCAGATGGCCGGCATGGCGGGCGGCGGCATGCCCGGCATGCCCCCGGACATGATGGGCAGCGTCATGCAGGCCGCCTCCGGGGCGATCGGCGGCGCGATGCCGATGGCGACCAATAACACTTCGATCGACGCTCTGATGGCCGGCGGTGCTCCTTCCGCCCCGTCAGGTGGCGCGCCTGGCGGGGTTGTTGGTGGCCCGCCAGGCGGCAGCCTGAACGCGATCTCGGCCGCCGTCGGCAGCCAGCTTGGTGGCGCTACCATGCCCGGCATGGGGGCGGGGCCGATCCCCGGCGCCATGAGCGGCGGGTCTGGGCTGGGCGACCAGCTCGGCATGGCCGCCGCCGCCGGCGCCGCCCAGGGCATGGTGCCGCCGGGGTCGCCGATGATGGCGCAGGCGCTCGGCAGCGGGCTGGACATCATGATGGACGCCGCCCGCGTCAAGAACGAAAACATCATGATGGACAAGCTGGCCCGGACCCTGGAGCTGCTTTACGCCTACGAGGTCGACAACCAGCCGCACCCCTTCAAGAGCATGTTGAAGATGACGGTCAGACGGGCGGTGACCAACGGCGTGGCCTACGTCAAGTTAGGATATGAAAGGGTGATGAGCCAGCGGCCGGATCTGGAGAAAGGCATCGCGGACGCCAACGAGCGGCTTGCCACGCTGGAGCGGCTGGCCGCCGACGCCGCCGACGACATCACCGACGACAACGACATGGAAGCCGAGCAGATCAAGCTGCTGCTGCAAGATCTGATGGCGCAGCAGGGTTCGGTGGTGCGCGAGGGCCTGACCTTCGACTTCCCGCAATCCACCAAGATCATCCCCGACATCAAGTGCATCGACCTCAAGAACTGGGTCGCCGCCGACTGGGTCTGCGAAGAGTTCTTGCTCTCTACCTCGGAGATCGAAGAGATCTACGGCGTCGACGTCCGCGGCCACTGCACCGAGTATGGCGACAACGACGTCAACGACCCGGTGGCGATGATGGCCAGCTGGTCTACCACCAAGGACAAGACCGAGAACCGCGGCGACAAGAACGCGATCGTCTGGGAAATCTACTCCCGCAAGGACGGCTTGGTCTATGTGGTCTGCGATGGTTACAAGGAATTTTTGCGCGAGCCGATGTCGCCGGACGTATACAACGAGCGGTTCTACCCGTGGTACGGACTTCTCTTTAACGGCATCGAGGACGAGAAGGAGCTGTATCCGCCGTCTGATGTGCGTCTTATACGCGATATGCAACTGGAGTATAACCGCTGCCGCGAGGGGCTGAAGGAACAGCGCATCGCCGGCCGGCCGTTCATTGGCGTGGTGGCGGGCGCGCTCGATGCCGAGGATCTGGAGAAGATCAGCAACCGCGAAGCCAACGCGATCATCCAGCTCAACGCACTGCAGCCCCAGCAGGACATCAAGCAGCTGCTGCAGGCTTACGCCGGCGCCGGTGTCGACCCCAACCTCTACGAGGTGAATCCCGTCTACGAGGACATCCTGCGTACCACCGGTATCCAGGAGGCCAACCTCGGCGGCACCAGCAACACCACCGCGACCCAGTCTCAGATCGCGGAAGGCAGCCGCATGACCAGCATGGGCAGCAACATCGATGAACTCAACGACCTGCTTACCCAACTGGCTCGCAACGGCGGCCAGATACTCCTGCGTGAGATGAGCCAGGAGCGGGTCAAGCAGGTGGTCGGACAAGGCGCGGTATGGCCCGCCAACCCGGAGGCGCAGAACGTAGCCAATGAAATCCTCTTGGAAATCGAAGCGGGCAGCATGGGCCGCCCGAATCAGGCACAAGAGATTGCCAATGCCCAGCGGCTCTATCCGCTTCTCATCCAGCTGCCCGGCATCGACCCGGAATTCCTCGCAAAGGATGTGTTACGACGCCTGGATGATCGGCTCGATCTTACGGAGGCGTTTAAGAGCGCACTCCCGTCGATCGTGGCGATGAACGGCGCCATGAGCGGCGGCGCGCCGGGGCCGACCATGCCCGGCGCTGGCGCCGGTGCGGGCGCTGCGATGGGCGCGCAGGGGCCGATGAACGGCCCGGCACCCGGCGGCCCCGCCCCCGGCGGCGCGCCGGACGCCGGCACAACGCTGGAGGGGATGAAGCCCGGCCGGCCGCATCCGATGCCGCAACAGGTCAAGATGCCTTCCATGCCGAGCTGATTTGGCTTATTGATCAACCACAGGTGCCAGACGGCACCGGGAGAACCGCACCATGGCAGAAGACGACAAGCTATCCACCGCGATAGCCACGTCCGTCGAAAACGTACCTTCGCCCGGTACAGGCGGCCAAAGTCTTCGCGAGGCGATGCAGGACGCAGTCCCCGAGCTGCGCATCAACGCCAACCGTGATGACGACGGCGACCGGGGTTCGCCAGCCCAAGTCGCGCGGGATGATGATTCCGACTTGCCGGAAGAAGCACCGCCGGAGGAGCTAGCTAAACTTTCGCAAAGCGCGAAGCGTCGAGTCTCGAAGCTGAACAAGCAGCGCATGAAACTGGCTGCCGAAGTTCAGCGGTTGAAGGCGTTAGAGCCGAGCGCACAAGCTGCCGACCAGGTCACCCAGTATCTTCGGACCAATGACATTGGTCAGGATGATTTCCTGATGGGCCTGGAGTTGATGGCTGCGATGCGGCGGGGTGAGTTCCGCAAGTTTTACGAGGGGGTCATGCCCTATGTGAAGCTCTGCGAAGAATACCTCGGCATATCGTTGCCCCCGGACCTGCAGCAGCAGGTCGCTCAGGGGCACATGACGACTCAGGCCGCGGCCATGTTCTCGAAAGAGCGCATGGACAAGGCGATGGCGCAGACCAACGTGGTCCGCCAGCAGGCTGCGCTTACGCAGCACCAGCAGTTGGCATCAGTACAGCAGCAGACGGCACAGCGAGAAGTGCTAGCAAATCAGGTGGCGAGCACCGTCAATGCCTGGGAAGCGCAAATTGCGCGCAGAGACCCCGACTACGCGGCGAAGAAAAACGCTGTTCAGCAGATGATGTGGGCCGTGATGCGCGAGCAAGGCGCTCCCCGGTCGCCCGAACACGGCATTCAGATCGCCCAGGAGGCGTATCGCCGGGTCAACGAGCAGTTCAAAGCCTGGGCACCCCAGCGCCGCGCCACATACAAAAGCCCGAGCAGCACCGGACGTACCGCCGGCGCGAATTCGCCCGAGCCGAACACGCTGCTGGAAGCAGTCAGGTTCGCACGGGAAGGAGCGCGCCTCTAACCATTTGAGAGGCGACCATGCCTACCTATACAGCTCCACTGCTGAACCATATTACGACGGCCGC